TCGGGCCAAGTGTGAATCGAAACGTGTGATTCTGCTAGCAGTAGCAACATTGTAATGCCTTGAGGTTCAAATTGCTTGAAACACGAATCAAGGATTGTTGCTCCTGCTTCAATTGCTGCTTTTCTTAGTACATCATCAAGAAATGCTAGGTCATTGAGTAAGTGGGGATCTACACCATACAATTCCAGCGTACAGTGTTTTCCTAGATTTTCCACATGAATACCTCAAAATACTTCATTATTTATGTCTTTCCTCCTTAACTGTCTGAAAATAGAGTTTGTGATACCTATTCTTCATATCAAGGAGAATAGCGTTGTCTTCGTCAAATGCCATGTACTTAGTCAACTGATAAGATCCTTCGAGTTCACTAATGAGTCGAAGAATGTTGGTTGACTTACGGGGAAGACCACCGTAAGTATATTCACTGCGGGGTCTCGTCATATGACCAAGTGGGTGGATGGAAATTGCAATACTCATTGAAAGTGATCTTCATTTCCTTGTGAGTTAGATTAGCATGATCTGCTGCCTTTGGCAAGTTCCATTTTGCGGAAAACAACATTTCCATGGACTTTCGTGTTTCTGGACGCATATTAGAAGGGCATATCTAGAGGAGGTGGAGCACCTACAGGCATTTCAGGCGATTGAATCGCCCTATTCATTTCTTCCAAGTCGCGCATAACGTCGTCTGGAAGTGGTTGCGATTGTAGCACAGGCATGAGCAGAACACTCTTGCCATTTTCAGTTTCGATACGGAATGTCATCTTATTGCGACAAACAAGAACGTCAAAGATGAAATCAAAGTTGTCTTCCATTTCTTTGACTGTCAGAGTCGGTACTTCTTGTGGAATCATACTTTATACTCCTGCATTTCAGGGGTTAAATGTTGTTGACAGAGTTTGATAAGGTTTTGGAATTGTTCATGACCACGTTCATTGAAATCACAACTGACTTCTTTGTACTCACCATCTTCGCCATGAAGTTCGATTGTGCGCTTTGAAACGTCAATCACAACATGATGTAAGGTGGATAAACTATTGGGTTCCATACGAACCACCTCCCGAGTACGATACTAGTGTAGCAGACCGAAGGACCCCTGTCAAGGGGTCAATTCAATTTGATCATCGGTGCTGCAAGTTGCATGATGCCTGTTGCGGTCAGGTTCATGGTAGATCCAGAGAAGATCGACATGGGACCTGAAGTCGCTGTAAGGGTCATAGCACCTGCTGCAACGGTTGCGACCAGTGCTCCAGCACCCACGGTGAGGAGCATACCTGTTCCTGCACAGGTCAATGCAATAGGACCAGCAGAGTTTGATACAGTGTATCTAGGAACTGCGTCAGCAGCAGATACAGCAGGGTTAAGGATCATATCATATGAACCATGACAAGTAGTGAAGATACCTGCCTTTGCTCTAGGAATAAGACCAGGAACGTTAATGGTACGAATCAATGATGGAGTATCCACCATGATAGCATTACCTGCTGCTAGTTTCAAGTCATTTGTACAGTTAATGCTCAAACTTGGTGCCGTGATATTATAACTATCAGAGATCATCTTCACGTCAGTGCCAGGTTTAGATGCCACTGTTGAACCAGCACCTTGAACAGAAAGTTTACCTGCACCGCTGATCTCTGTGTCAGAGTCAAACAAGATAACATTCTTCTGTGCTGTATTTCCACCAGTTGCTGCACCTGTTGTCTGATCTACTGTTTGAGGAGAATCCTTAACATGTAGACGGAAACCACCATTAACTTCAATGTCCAGACTACCACCGATGGTCAACTTATAGTCTCCATCGATACTCTGAATCATCATGCCACCAACATCTAGTGCAAAGTCTTTCTTTGTCTTGATGTCTGTAGCACCAGTAAATTTAATTTCATCACCAACAATAGTATCTTTATGATTTACTGGTGGTAGTGGTTTTGGTTGGTTTCCTTTTTCCTGACTTGCCTTTTCTTTATCGTATGCTTCTTGCTCTTTTGAGTTTGTCTTAGTAGAAGTCCATGTAGCACCACTAGGTAGACGTTGGATTCTACCTCTAGCACCAGGAGTTCCATATTCTGCAACAGAAGATCCACTGAGAGCAGTTTCAACCTTTGTTAGGAATGGATCTGCTGCTCGTGTCATTACCTGAATAATGTTTGCTGCAGCAGATAGTCCTCCAGAAGAACCACTGCTACAATCACCTGCTGTTGATGTAGGTGGATTTGTTTGATCACATTTGGTAGCACCTAAAAACGGTACAAATTCCCATTGATCTGCTGCTCCATCAACTGCTCGATCACATTGCGTTAATATCATCCCTAAGATGAGGGAGATAATACTAGTAATAGAACTGATGTCTTGAACTGAGATTTGTTCTAGGTTCTCGAAGAATGCTGTACCCTTAGAGATAATATCTCTAACTGCCTTTGCAATTTGAACTGCACTTTGTACAGCAGTAAGAATCTGCTGCAAAGTATCAATGATACTATTGATAGCACAAATAATATTTTGTACTACGCTATCAAACGCTGTTGCAATAGCAGAAAAGATTTGATCGACTAAATCGCCAATAAAACTTTCAAGATACCCTAAAGGATCCTCAACAATTGCACTAATTTGACTCAAAAATCCAGCATCTGCACTACAGACAAACTGCTGAACTAGTTGAATAATTGCTTGAATTGCAGCGGTTACAATTTGAGGAATACCTGTAAAACCAGCAAGTTTAATTGCTTTGATAGCAGAAGAGATCTGCTGTAGAAATAGTTCCTTAAGTGCTGCCAATGCCTCTGACATAATACCACCGACAAGATTTTTAATGCCGACAGTTAATTTGTCTAGATTTGTAATTGTTCCGTCAATGGTGTCTAAAAGATCACCATTTCCTTGAGGAACAATGTTGGCAAGTTGATGTCCTAACTTTTCAAACTTTGATTTTAATGCTGTGTCATAATTACTTTTAAGTGCATTGGCACCAGCGATGGATGTAGATACTGCTGATGCTGTTGCTGCAGATTGTTGTGGATTGACATCATTAGGAACTGCTTTTGCTGCAGGAGTATCACCTCTCGTTCCAGATTGTGTTGAAGGACCAGGTGCATTTGCAGGTTCTGCAGTGGGTTCTGCACCTGTTGACTTGTTTGCTTCTGCTTCGTTGGTAAATTCACCACCAAAGATAGACTGAATGAGTGTACCATCGCTAGACTGACCAGTCTTTGATGCTCTAACAACACCCATAACAACAGGAGATTGTGCTTCCTGTCCATCAAGGAAGAATCCCATAACCATGGAACCCTGTTGAAGTTGTCCGCTAGCAGATTGACCAGCAGAACCAACACCTGCCTGATTAGTAGGTTGCAGAACAACTGCCCAGGGCAAATCATCATCTGGCATCTCATCTTTGAACTTATCGTTCGTGCCAGTGTAATAACCCATGATACGGACTTTTACACGTCCGAGTTGCATGGGGTCGCGATTATTTACTACTTCGCCAAACCACCAGTAAAACCCGTCTTTCCCTAGAAAGTCGGTACTAGGTTCATTTATAATACCGTCAATAGTCGCTGCCATATTCTAACCGAATACCTACATTTTTATTTATCCGAAATAATGAGTTACTTCTTCTTTTGGTACAGTTCCTCGTACTTCAGCAGATAAGCAGATACGAGGAACTGTGCTTGAAATTGGAAGATGAAGTAGACCTTTTCCAATATAGATTGTATCACCAGCAGTTAAGATTACAGGTGGCATTCTCTCAATAGAATATGCCATCTCTCCTTCCAGACATATAATCAAAACATTACAAGGATCTGTATGTCCACCAATGCCTTCAGATGCTCCTAAAGAACAGAACAACTGAAGGTCGGTAAGATCATATTTAAGATATTTGTTTATCCTCCACCTAAGAGTTATGGGGAAGTCCTCAATGTCAATATAACTTGTTTTGAGAGTTCCACCTTTATACTCATAAACAGGTGAAGGATGCTGATGTGTCTTTATAAGATCTATTGCTTCTTCCCAGAACATTATGCGAAAATCATTTTCTTTGTATAATCATATGCATAATGTTGACGATACCCTTTGATACCCCAACCCAACCAGTAATAAGCAGCAACCATATATTGATCAACTGTCTTACCAGGACCTTCAAATTCAGGAAGATAACGTTGGAATACAGATTCGTTAATCATGTATGCAGTCTGACCCTCAAGAGTGGAGGGATCATAACCATACTTAGTGGCAAACTTGCCAAGATTATTGTAGCGTCCTATTGAGGTCCACTGAATAAGACCATAA